CTAGCCATCCAGAAGGCCGAAAAGCTCACCAAGCGTGGGCAGGCAGGCGCAACCGCACGTTGGAAAAGTTCCGACAAAGTGCTTAAGCATTCCTCAAGCATTGCTTGAGCATTCCTTAAGGTATGCCAGATGATGCAACCTCACCCACACCCAAAAGATAAAGAACCCGGACCAGGACGGGAAAAGTGTCAGTTGGAACCATTACTTGCCCAAGAAGACTGGGACTATGCACTAACTGAGCGGATCGGCATCATCGGAGACGGAGAAAACCTCTCCAGTGCTGAGTCTGCGCTTGCCTATTCCGACACAATCAATAACCACGGGCCTCGGCCATGAGCAGCCCCCTGGAACAGACTCTCGCGTGGCAGATAAAGGCGGCTGGGTTGCCTCAGCCATGCCCTGAATACCTGGCGATCCCTGGCAGGAAGTTCCGCTTTGACTTCGCATGGCCCGAAATCAAATTACTGGTGGAAGTCCAGGGCGGGACGTTTGCCAAGGGCAAGACCGGGCACTCCTCTGGCCTGGGCATCAATCGGGACTGCGAAAAAACAGTGCTTGCCCAGCTTGCCGGGTGGCGTGTGTTCCCCCTGGATGAGAAGCACATCACCTCGGGCAAGGCGCTCGTCTGGATTCAGGAGGCTATGCGATGACCACCAAGGCAGAGCATGACCACCTGGACCGCGTAGCATCCCTGGGCTGCATCGTGTGCCGTAGATCCGGCCATGGATTCGTTCCAGCCCTCGTCCACCACCTGAACACCGGGGGCATGAGCCAGCGGGCCTCCCACTTCCACACCATCGGACTGTGCCCCTACCACCATCAGACAGGGCCATTCGGGGAAGCAGTTCACAACGGCAAACGGACCTTTGAGGCCAAATACGGCACGGAGGCTGAACTCTTGGCCCACGTTCAGGGGCTTTTGGAGTTGGCATCGTGAAGACCTTCATACTGAGAGAAGATCGCAACGCACAAGCCCTGTGGGCCTTCCTGAAGTCCAACTGGAAGGCCAGCGCCGAGGCTGGGAAGCCACTCCAGATCACGATAGGCCCTGAAAAGACCTCGCGTAGCCTCCAGCAGAACAAACGCTACTGGGCCATCCTGCGGACCATTCAGGACACCGGCTGGATTCACGGTAAGCAATTCACCCAAGACGCATGGCACGAATACCTAAAGCGGCAATTCATCGGATGTATCGACCTCCCGAATGGTCAGGTGGTCGGCATGTCCACGGCAAAACTAACCGTCGAGGAGTTCCAAACCTACATGGAACAGGTTGAAGCATTCGCGGCAACCGAACTCGGCATTGAACTTCTGGAGGTAGCGTGAGCTACAACGTGGCATACAAGCGGATGAAAGCATTGAACCCGGCTCTGATCTGCAAGGACTGGTTCTGGTTCGTCCTGAAGGATCGCAAGGGCAAGGTTCGGGACTGGGCTCCTGGCGTGGATGCCAAGGATGCCCTCCGTGTATTCAACCAGTTCCGAGACTACGGCAAGGTTCCAAAGGGCTACACCGTCGAAAAGCGCGGCCCTGTGACTCGGGAGAACTGGTGAATCAGGACACATACTCAAAGGCGCTTCGCCACTTCGGCCACAATGCCCAGGTTCTAAAAGCCGTTGAGGAGCTGGCTGAGCTTCAGGTCGAACTCATGCACCACCTGGGCGATAGGGGCGATATATCCCGGATCTGCTCCGAAGTGGCAGACGTTTGGATCATGGTCCACCAACTCCGAATCATGTTCGGGGCTCAGAAGGTGGACGGGTTCATTCACTCCAAGGTGAACCGGCTTGAGGAAAGGATGGCATCGTAATGGCTGGCAGACCTTCAAAACTCACAGAACGGCAATGGAGCGAGATAGGCCGGAGGCTTGCCCTGTCTGAAAGCGTTTCCTCGCTGTCTAGAGAGTTCAAGGTCGCTCGATCTGCCATTACCGCCAGGTATTCAGACAGGCTAGAAAATATCAAAAGCGTTGCAAATAGGATTGTTGAAACAGACTGCGCCATTGAGGCCCTTCCAATTTCTGACAGGGTGTCTGCAATTACCCTGGCAGATCGGGTCAAGTCCATGAATAACTCCGCAGCCAATGCGGGGCAATCGGGACTCAATGGTGCCTCACGGCTCATGAGCATGTTTGAGCGTAAGTCCATGGAACTTCCCGAGGATCACGACACCGAAGACCTCAGACCACTGGCAGCACTTGCCGAGGTCGCACAGAAGGGCGCATCAATCGGGCTGGCCTTGATGAATGCCAATAAGGATGCCAACAAGGGCGGGGATGGCCGGGACTTGGAACCCTTCATCATCAGGAGGCCCAAGGTTGGCTGAGATAACGCCAAGCCTTCCCCAGCTTGAGGTGCTGGAACATCCTGCCCGATTCCGGGTGGTCTGCGCTGGCCGTAGGTTCGGGAAAACCTTCCTGGCCATCCTGTTCCTCCTGAACCACGCCACGGCCAAGGATCAGACTTGCTGGTATATCGCGCCCACCTATCGACAGGCAAAGCAGATTGCCTGGAAGATGCTGAAGCGCATTGTGCCCATGTCATGGGCTGTGTCATGGAATGAGACTGACCTAACCGTCCGGCTGGTAAATGGCTCGGAAATAAGCCTGCGTGGGGCCGATAACCCCGATTCCCTGCGCGGGGCCAGCCTTTCCGCTGCTGTGCTGGATGAATACGCGGATATGGATGCCGATGCCTGGACTGAGGTTCTACGGCCTGCCCTTGCTGATCAGCAGGGGGAAGCCCTGTTTATTGGGACTCCAAAAGGCTTCAACCACTTCCACACGCTCTGGACCGCTGCCCATGACCGTGAGGACTGGCAGGCTTGGCAGTTCACTACGGCAGACGGTGGCAATGTCCCCCTGGCTGAGATTGAAGCGGCACGGGCTGAACTAGATGACCGAACCTTCCGGCAAGAGTTTCAGGCCAGTTTTGAGACGCTGGTGGGCAGGGTATATCAGAACTTTGAACGCTCCGTCCACGTTAAGGAAGTCGCTGATAACCCAGGCATGGTTCTCATGGTCGGGTTGGACTTCAACGTAAACCCCATGTCGGCTGTGCTGGCAACTGCCCCAGGTGGTCAGCTTCATATCTTTGGGGAAGTTGAGATTCCCAACGGAAACACTGAATTGATGGCGGCTGAGATACGGCGCAGGTATCCGACTAGGCCAGTCCAGGTCTATCCAGATCCATCGGGCAACGCTCGGAAGACCTCCGCACCTGTGGGGCAGACGGACTTCAGCCTGCTCAAGTCAGCAGGGTTCAAGGTCATTGCACCCCATGCCGCGCCTCTTGTGGTGGATCGAATCAATGAAACGAATGCCCTATTCAGGAACGCAGCCGGGGATCTTCGATGCTTTGTCAGTCCCAAGGCAAAGACACTCATTCGATGCCTGGAAGGTCTGACCTGGAAGGAAGGAACATCGGCCCCGGATAAGTCCTTGGGCCTCGATCACATGCCCGATGCACTTGGATACCTGATCCATTCGGAATTCCCCATCATCTCCCGCAAGGCAACTGCATCGGAGCTTCGCCTATGATCACGGAACGCGATGCCATCGACATAATGGTGATTCACCAGATCAATGCCCTAGTTCGCTGTGGCAGACCTGTTGAATCTGCACGGCATGAGGCTGAGGACATCGTTTCTATGATCCTTGAGGACATGGCACGGATTGGGCTAAGGGATGTCTATATCGGCGTGGCGTTGAGGCGGGCCAGGGTTTACAAACTGCGTGACCAGGGCGTCACTTCGATTGTGGTATCCGAGCGAATGGGCATCTGTTTGGCCCAGGCCAAGAATGATTACAAGTCAGAGATGATCAGGCGCAGGCGTAACGTGGCGTAAAGGCTACTCCTGATAGCCTGACCTGGACCAACCCTGAGAGTCGCAGGGGGACACGTAAAACGCAGCCAAGGGCTTCTGCCCATTTCACCAAGAGCCCCCTGCCCTTGGTGCCCTGTGTCCCTTACTCTCACCTTCCAACAGTCAACCGGCCTCATCACAGATGAAGCCGGGGAAGTCGTGGCCCATGCTTGGGCTGGTCATGGTGACGGGCTGAACAATCCAGCCATGCAGGAGATTCATGAGGTTGGACCGCTGCCACAGGGCGTCTATGAGGTTCGGCCTTGGGAGGACAATCATCCCCCCCTTGGTCCCATGGTTGCCCATCTAGTGCAGATCGAGGGTGAGACGTTTGGTAGGGATGCGTTCTACATCCACGGGCCTTCGTCCACCCATTACATGCAGGAATCCAAGGGCTGCATCGTCGTTCCTCATGTCATGCGGCAGAAGGTTCACGATCTGGCCCCTGACTTCATTCGGGTGGTGGCATGAGCATGGACCTGACAGGCATCGGTTCAGTTGCAGACCTGGCATCAGGTATCATCGGTAAGATTTGGCCTGATAAGACGCAACAGGAGAAGGACCAGATGGCTCAGGCCCTGGCCCTGCTTCAAGGTCAAATCGCCATGAACACTGGGCAGATGGACATTGATAAGGCTGAGGCGCAAAGTCCTCGCCTGTTCGTCAGCGGCTGGCGCCCATTCGTTGGCTGGGTGTGCGGGTCTGCCTGCGCCTGGAACTGGGTTGGACTTCCCGTGGTTCTATTCGTTGCCAGGGCTGCGGGCCATCCAGTGGACGTAAAGCCAGCCGATCTGACTCAGATGCTTCCCCTTCTCATGGGGATGCTGGGCATGGGTGCCCTTCGCACATACGAACGACTCAACGGCGTCCATAACCAGTAGGGGGAACCATGTTCAAGGCCATTCGCAAGACCACCAAGGGATCTGCCTGCAAGACCTGTGGATCAAAAACCGGCTGTTCCTGCTGACATGAGCGAATCTGGTTCGCACCGTTGCCCTGTGGATGGCCGGAAGGTCACGCCTCAGCCTAGGCGTTGGTGGAGTCCAGAGGTTGAATTGGCTGTGACATTGGTCCTTCTTCTGTTGACGTTCCTGCTTGGTGCCGGTGTTGGGATGACTATGCACTCACACCGGATGGATGAGGCTTATCTAAGCGCAATCAAAGAGCGTGACCAGTGGAGAACTGCCTACGTCACCCTGCATAACGATGTTGAGCAGGTTGTCAGGCACTTTGACGCTAACGATTCCATCCTGATCAAAAATGATCAGGAAATCCTTGCGGAACTCCGCAGCCAACGGAGGGGCAAGTAATGGAAACAGGACTTCAGGTGAATATCAATCAGATGATCGGGGCATTCGGTGGCCTCTGTGCCCTGTTTCTTGGTGGCTTATTCGGGCTGTTGAAATACTTTTTCACCAAAGATGCCTCTCGTATTGATTCCAAGTTCCTAGAGATTCAGACAGAACTAGGCGATCTGAGAGAACAACTATTGAATGAGACCAGGGCGCTGGATAAGCGGGTCCAGCAGGTGGAAATTCAAATCGTGCGTGATTATGTGCCCAAGATCAGCTACGAGAACGCATTGGGGAGAGTCCATGACCGTCTGGATGAGGTTTTAGCTGCCCTGAAGGGGACTAAATGAATCCCGTAGGCCAACAGACGGACACCCAAAAGCACCTGGAATCTAAGCGTCAACTACCGGCTGCACTTATGGATGGCACAGACGCCATGCGGGACGCTGGCAAAGCCTATCTCCCTCAGCATCCAGCCGAGTCCTCTGAGGCGTGGAAGTCTAGGCGCGATGGTTCTGTCTTGCTGCCCGCCTATCGTGATGCCGTGGACCTTGCTTGCGGGTTGATCTTTCGTAAGCCGGTAGAACTGGGCCAGGACGTTCCCCCTGATGCGGAGGAATGGCTGGAAAACGTGGATCTTTCGGGCCGGGACATTACCCAGTTCGCACAGGACGTTCTACGTGACGCCTTTATGGGCGTGACCTATATCGTGGCCGATTATCCCAGGGTGCCAGTGGGCGGGACTCTTGCCACTGAGCAGGCCATGGGGGCGAGGCCCTACCTGATCCATGTGAAGGCTGAGCAGGTATTGGGCTGGCGTTACCAGATGGTTAATGGGAAACCAATGCTGACCCAGTTCCGCTATATGGAGACTTGCACGGAACCAGATGGCCCCTTCCTTGAAAAGACCGTCCAGAAGGTTCGGGTGCTTGAGCCTGGAATGGTTACAGTCTATGAAAAGGAAGCTCTGGATGCTGACTGGGAACTAGAACCTGAGGAATCGGGCATTGTGAGCCTTCAGGAAGTCCCAGTGATCCCTATCTACACCGGCAGAACTGCCTTCATGGAGGGTGTGCCTCCGCTGCGTGATCTGGCTTGGAAGAATGTGGAGCATTGGCAGAGTTCCAGTGACCAGCGGAACATCCTTCATGTGGCCCGTGTGCCGTTGCTTGCCACTATCGGCGTGGATGCTGGCGATCTTGTGATTGGACCTCAGAACATTCTAGCGATGCCTGTGGGGGGCGATGCTAAGTGGGTGGAACACACTGGGAAGGCTATCGAGGCAGGCAGAACTGACCTCCAGGACTTGGAAGCTCAGATGCAGCGTATGGCTGGGAAGATGCTGGATACCGGCACAGTCAAAACCGCGATGGAGGCTGGGGTTGAGTCTACGCAGGCGATGAGCCGAATCATGGCCTGGGCTGTTGGGCTTCAGTCTGGTCTGAATCAGGCATGGGGTATGGCCGGGAAGTGGATCAACAAGGAACTAGGCGAGCTTTCAGTTAATACTGATGTGGACGTTTCCAAGCCCGATGCCACTTTCTTAACTGAGATTAGAAACGCTGTGATCGCGGGCCTTCTGACCAAAGAAACCTATCTGAACATCATGAACCAAGCCGAGGTTTTGCCTGCCGGGTTCGATGTGCAGGATGAACTAGACAGGCTGGATATGCAGGCACCTGACCCAATGATGGTCAAGCAATTGACCAAGAAAATACCAGTGAAGCCAGATGAGCCTAGCTGATCAGTTCCACTCCAGCATTCTCAAAAATTCGGTCCAGTGGATGCGCTATGAGGCAGGCATCCGTCAGGATATTGACGCGATGATCCGTCAACTTGGAAAGGATCTGGTTGAGGAATTGTCGGGCTCTGGCATCGACACGCCTAGAACGGACTGGCAACGGGCACGGCTACGGAAGCTGCTGGACGAAGCCCAAAGCATCGTGGATGACTCATATACGCAGATTGCAGCTCATGCCTCGGATGGCCTAGCCGCTGGAATCGAGGCTTCCACAGCTAACCTGCTGGCCTCCATGAATGATGCCGTGGGCGTTGAACTGCTCCAGGGGATCAAGTGGAGTCCCGGACTGCTGAAAGCCCTAGTCGATGACACCCTAACCGTGGGCGCTCCATCGGCTGAATGGTGGGCAAGGCAGGGCGAGAGTCTGACCCAGGGATTCACAGACCAGATGCGCCAAGCCATGCTCCAGGGTGAAAACCTCCAGAGCATGGTGGCCCGCACCAAGGATCTGATGATGGTCGGAACCCGGAACGCTGAGGCCCTGGTCAGGACTAGCGCCATGGCCGTGAACAATGCGGCCCAGCTTGCTCTCTGGAAAGAGAACGCCAATAGCCTGGATGAACTCCAGTGGGTTGCTACGCTCGATCCCAAAACCTGTCTGGTGTGTGGTGTGCTGGATGGTCAGACATGGCCGATCAATGACACCCATGAGGTGCCCCCTGCACATTGGAACTGCCGATGCTGCACAGTCCCGATCCCTAAGATGTGGGATGAACTGGGGATCAAGATGCCCGTGGGTCAGCGCCCAACGTCCACAGATACAGCCAACGGCACAGTATCCGGGGACACCACATGGGAATCCTGGCTTGGGAGTCTGAGCAAGTCTGAGCAGGAATCCATTCTTGGCCCTGGACGCTTCCGACTTTGGAACTCGGGCAAGTTAAGCATTCGGGATCTGACTGACCAGCGTGGCAATGTGCTGACTCTGGACCAGCTAAAGGCGCTCTAAAGGCTACTCCTGATAGCCCCATACCGCCCAACTCTGAGGGCAGGCAGGTGAAACGCTTGCCACCGCGAAATGCGGACCTTGGAGATTCCCAATGGCGCTGAAACACAAGATCGACTCTCTGGAAGGGCTGGATGATGCCCTGAAACCGCTATACGCCAAAAGCGAAGATGGCCGTTTCACCCTTCAGGTTGACGATGCTCCCGCAACCAATACCATCGCCAAGCTCAAGTCGGACCTGGAAAACGTCACGAAGACGTTGAAGGAACGTGAAGCAGCGGAAGCAAAGGCTATTCGAGATGCGGAAACCGCCAGGGATCTAGCGGCTGGCAATTACGAGAAAGTCAGCGCAGCCGACAAGGCCGCACTGAAAGCCGCTGAAGAAAAGGCAGCACTCCTAGAATCCAAGATCCTGAATGGAACCCGCGAACGGGCGCTCATGGAAGCCATGAGTGATCCCACCGTCAAGGGTATCCCGAAGGCTCTGCTTCCCCACATCCAGGATCTGGTGGAAGTCGTTCCCGATGGGGACGGATTCAAGGTGGTTCCGAAGGGCAACCCGGCTCAGAAACTTACCGATTTCGTGTCTAGTTTCAAGAAAGACATGGCGTGGGGTTTCGAGGCTTCGGGAGCTTCGGGGAGTGGTTCCAGCCAGAGCAACGGCGGCAAGTCCGCAGGCAAGCCCATGTCTCTAAATGATTTCAACAAGCTCACAATCCGCGAGCGTGACGCCTTCATTAAAGGCGGCGGCTCCTTCACTGACTGAGGTCTAACCCATGAGTAACGTCCTTACCGCCCTTGCACCCGTTCTCTATACGGCTGCACAGGTTGTCTCCAATGAACCCTACGCCTGTCTCAAGGGCATCACCACCAGCTACGATGACAAGAGCGTGGCTAAGGGCGACACCGTTTATGTGCCCATCGCCCCTGTCCGTGCGCTGACTGACTTCGTTCCTGCTGCCGTTACGGTCCAGGGTGATGACTCGACTCCTACCAACGTGGGAGTCAAGATCACCTTTGCCAAGAAGGCCAGTTGGTATCTGACTGGTGAGCAGGTCCAGAGCCTTGAGAACGGTGGCGACAATGCTACCGAGATGGCCCGCCAGTGGATTCAACAGTCCATGCGCTCTCTCCGCAACTTTGCCGAGGCTGATGCTGCTGTCCAGATCAAGTCCGGTGCTTCCCGCGCCTACGGCACCGCTGGCACCAACCCCTTCGCTACTGACCTCAGCGGCTTAACCAACCTCTATAAGATCCTGAAGGACAACGGCGCTCCCATGGCCGACCTCCAGTTGGTCATTGACACCACGGCTGCTCTCTCCCTGCGTAACCAGTCCATCATTCAGATGGCCTATCAGGCTGGTAGCGACACTGAACGGCGTAATGGGAACTTCCTGGAACAGTTCGGTTTCACCATCAATGAGTCGGCTGGAATCGTTCAGCACACCAAGGGCACCGGCGCTTCCTATGTGTTCAACGGCGCCCACGCTCTAGGTGCTCAGGCGATCACCGCCAAGACTGGCACCGGCACCGTTCTGGCTGGTGACATTATGGCCATGGGCTCGGATACCAACAAGTATGTTGCCGTGGGCGATCCTTCCGCTGCCCTGATCAGCGCCCCTGGCACCTTCAACATTGGCCGCCC